TTACGATCCTACCGCCTGGGGCATGGGTGGGGCAAAGTCAGATAATTTCTGGTTCAGAATGGCAATCTGATCCGCATTGTTATCCGACATCCATGCACCATAAACCTGATACACCATCTGTGCATTTGTGTGACCCATTTGCGACGCGATGAAGTTCGGGTTTGCTCCTGCGGTTAATGACCAGCATGCGTAAGTGTGACGCGACTGGTATGCTCTCCTGTAACGCAAACCTGCTCGCCGCATTGCTGACTCCCAACTCTGAGCTACAGAGCCAACAGCGTAATGGTGGCCGGCGATCCCGTTTGTTACAGTAGCCTGTGGGTTAAAGACGAAAGTGCAGGGGTGAGTAGTTGTCCGGCCATACTCCCGCAATTTCACTTCGACCTGATACTGCTTACCGAGTCGCGTCATTTCCGCCTGGCTTTTAAGAACATCAATTGCCGGTTGGATCAGATGAATAACCCTGTCAGTGCCTGCATCCGTTTTTGGCAGTGTAAACTCCTTTGTCAGCGTATGATTCCTTCTGACCATAAGCGTTCCTGCTTTGAGGTCGATATCCTCCCACGCCAGCCCGCACAACTCGCCATGACGCATCCCTGTATACACTGCCAGTGACCAGAAATTCTTTATCTGCTGGTTGTAACAGGCATCAATGAGTCTTACGAACTCGTCCCGGGTTAGCGGATCCGGAACGGACTTCGCCTTCTTCAGAAAGTCGATGCCATCAAACGGGTTCTTATTTATATACCCACTTTCGGTAGCGAACTGGAACATGAAAGACATCACCATCATGTAGTTATTCACCGTCCGTGCAGAGCGTCCTTTAACCGGCGTTCGCTGTCCTTTCTTCAGGGTGTGATACCCCGTCAAAAGCTCCTTCCTTATAAACAGCAAATCTTCCTGACTTACCGCCGACGCCAGTTTTTTCTCGCCAATCCTTGGCACCATATTCCTGACGATTGATTTGTACCGCGACAGAGCGTTAGTGGTAATTTCCATGCTTTTCAGTTCAAGCCACTTCTTCGCCAGTTCAGTGACGGTTATTTCCTTTCTGTCCTCGCCGAATCGCTGAAGGTTTGCAGACTCAGGAAACTGCGCTGCATAGTTAAAACGTCCTGTCTTAATGGCGTAGCAAACCGATGCGCGTAACTCTCCAGCCACCTTCCGATTCTTTGGCGTATCCACAACGCCAAGGCTTTCCCTGACCCTGACGCCTTTATACATGAACCATATGCGGAGCGTTCCTCCGTGGTTCTCAACGCCTGTTGGGTATGCCATTCTTCCCTCCCGACGTCCAAGAGCCCGACTAGGTTACCCTGTAATTTAATTCCGGGCACCAGGCTGTTTGGACGCTTGCTGTTCTATCCAGAGATTGATCGCCTCGGTGTTGTACATGCATTCACTGTTTGGCTTGGGCTCCCCGTCCGGTGATACGTGCAAATACTCACGGCCCAAAAACCATGACTCGCGCCGGGCCCGCTCAATAGTCCCGCGCTTCAGGCCTGTTACGGCGATAAGGTTTTGCTCGGTCACCCACTTATTGGGCACAAGCTGGATCACTTCGCTCATTGGTTATCTCCAGGCATTAAAAAAGCCGCTGGTCTGCGGCTATTTGAGTTGGATGTGGGGGATTTTTCCGGCGGCGATGGCGTCGTATAGCCATCCTGCTAATGGATTTGCCGAGCATCCATTTCGATAATCAATAACAGATGCCATGCTTTGGATTGCCTCATCTCGCTTCTTATCTGCTTCTGAGCGGATAGGGCGGAAAGCGCCATGCGGTGATGAGTAGTCTAAAATTTCATACGCCTTCGGTCCCTCAATCCACCTACCAACCACACGCCCATCATCATGCCCGATAATTTTAGCCCGACACCATTGACTACTTCCTGAGTCGAATAACGCTTCACACTCACACCCAACCGTCGGCAACCCTTCGCCATTCCATACCGCCCGTTGGGTGGCGGCAATTGCTGCTTCGTATTGTTCGCGGGTTACGACGGTTGTTTTCCAGTCATCACACATATCAAACATCTCGCCATCAAATAAAAACGGCTGGCGCGGTAACACGCAGTTAAGAAGACAACCACATGGGTTCTGCTCGATTCCCTTAACACCATCTGGCCACCCACCGTGCTTCGGCAATTCCCGCACCAGTAAATCAATCAGTTTCACGTCATTTCCTCCATGCAATAAAAAAGCCGCTGGTCTGCGGCTAATCTCCAGTGTATTCACGAAGGCAATCGACAATATCCATTGCCTCAATCAGTTGTTCATCAATCTCACCATTGCTGTTTAAGTCCATCTCATTTAGCAAGTCCCATAGACGGGACAGTTTTTGGCGTTGCCATTCATCATCGTTACAGGAAGGGGTTTCGTTTTCAGTCATCACTTCCTCCAGGCAAAAAGAAACCCGCCGAAGCGGGCTGTATTCGTTGCTGATTCAGGCATCACTCACCGCCCGGTTTCATCTTGCGAATCTCTACCGGGTGAACAGGGACGGCTTTCATTTCGCCATCATCCAGCGCGGTAAGTTGTGCAGAAACCAGTTTGGCTTCCCACTCGTTCAGAACGCGAAGATATCCCTGACCGGTTGCTGCGTCGGTGAATACCAGCGCCGCGTTAGTCAATTCAACTGTGCGCATCATTCAGCCTCCTGCTTCGGTGCGGCTGGTAGCGGCATCCAGTGGGTGAATGCATCATGTGGCACTTCGTCGTACTGCTCATACCAATCAATCCATACGCCATCGCAGAATTGATATACTGTGCGCTGCACCACGCCGCCGTCAGCCACAACGATTACCGGCTGAGTTTCATCTGGCATTCTCTCGCTGACCGGTATCCAGCATTTGGTTGACGTTTCCGCGTTTTCCCGACAATTGTTGGTTGACGAATTCGGCATTTCCCGAAAATCTTTCTCCGGCGCAGCAGGATCATACCCAAACCAGAATTTCGACGGGTCAGCACAAACCGGCTCCTGCCCATGGCGGAAAAGTACGAAGCTGGCCCCATGCAGTTCAGCCAGGCGCTCAGCTTCAGCGAGCCAACCATCCGGGATTACCGGAGAGTTGACGCGCTTATTACCCTGGCTATCAGATGGAGCGACAGGCGCATTCCGTAGCACATTGGTTAGTGTGTCCACTGATAGCTGCTCTGCCTGTACTGCTGGCGCTGCGATGTGCAGGCGCGGTTCACCGTCTTTCGGTTCAGGCCATTCACGCTGTTTGTTCACCGCCAGCTTTTCTACCATCGCCTGTGTGATTTGCTCATCAGTGATACCAGCGCGGCGCTGTGCATCCCATAGCAGAAACTGCATATCTGCCCACTCGGACAAATCTTCTGGTGCTGCGGCGGCTTCCAGCGCTTCTTTGCTGAGGTGCTTCAGCGGGCCAACTGGCCCAACATTGCCGAACGTTGCTTGCGACCATACGGCATGCTCGCGGCGTACATGTTCGCGGTCGATGGTTGCGCCATCTGAATCGCAGGGAAACGATAACTCCCATCGCCCGCATGCCGCCCGCTCTGCCACTTCGCGCAGTTGCGCCAGTTGTTCTGCTGTCATGGTCATGCTGAAATCCCCGCCCGGTATTTGCGCAGCGCCTCTTTGTAGCTGGATTTCGCTTCTTTCTTGGTTGGCTTCCACTCGCCGTAAATGCTCGCATTGCGGTAATTTCCGATCCGGTACATGCGGCATTTACCGTTATAGGCGTAATCTATGAGAGGCTTTTCGATACCGAGAAATTCATGGAACTCATAGCCGCAATCAGCATCAAGAAACTCCTGATAGTTGCGCTTGGCTTGGTATTGACGCGCATTCATAATGGGCGGCTCATAGTCGACGACATCACCATATTCAATGCCGTCTGTTGGGTGGTAGCGCTCAGGCGCGGCATGTGGAGCAATGTCGAGAACAATGCCGATGTACTGCCCGAAATCTTTAACGATGGTTCCTGGTTCGCCGTACGCAACAACTCGACGGCCCACGCAGGCATTAACGCCGTAATACTGATTCACGTATTCAAAATTGCTCATACCTGGCTCCCGCGAAGCTGTGCTGCCCAATCGTTTAACGCCTGCTCTGCGTATTCGCCTGACAGACCGTCATCCGGCGCAGTGGCCAGTTCTTCTTTGGCTCCCAGTACCGCCTTAACCACGTCGTAAACTTCTGCCGTTGGTTTATCGATGAATCCGTTGTTGAATGCGGCAGCAAGGCGGGCGGCGGCAAAGTTAACGCCCTCGCGTCGAGCCCGCGCCAGAACTTCAGCCAGGAATGCGTCGGTGGCCGGCACCGTGTTAGCCAACTCCTGCTCAGCCTCACTTTGATGCGCGTCAGTGAGTTTGTTGGTGTAGGTGTAAGTGATACGGTCACACTCACGAGCCCGGCACAGTACCTGGTCGCGCAAGTAAACGTTGTCAGCATTCACGGCATCACGCTCAGCCGTCAGCGCATCACGAATTTTTAGTGATTCACACAGCGCGGCTTGGGTGGTATCCAGTCGCTCAGCCAGATCCCTGATTAACTGTGACGATGCCTTGGGCAGGTAACGTGCTGCATGGTATGCCGCGTGGATTAATTCGCTGATGGTCAGGCGCATTTCCGGATCTCCTCCAGCTCGTTGAACCGGGCCATGAACATGCCATAAGCCTGACCAGGGCGAAGCGGGATAATGGTAAACATATCGGTCGGCGGGATTCCCTCGAGCACCGGCCATACGGTACCGTCATCAATATCCAGATCGCGGCGTTCGGTACCGAGCATGACAAGGTCGGCGTATTTAACGGTCGGGTGCTGGTGGGCAGGTAATCCGAACTTCGCGCGGATCACGCTATCCACATAAGCTTCAACACGCTGGTAATCCGGCAGCAGGTGTTTAAGCGGTGCCGGGATGTCCTGGCAATATGCCTCAGGGGCATCATGCAGCAGTGCTTCAAGGGCGAACTCTGCCGGCACGAGCAGGCTGACAAGCACCGAGTGCTGCGCCACGCTGTAGAACTCCGGCAGGTGACCGGCAAAGCGGCAGATATGGGAAAGGGCAGTGGCGATATCCTCGATCACGATATCGTCGTGCTGAATATCGGTGTAGTTAATATGTTTCCCGGATAGTGTCTGAATATATGGCATTACGTGTTCTCCGTTATTTCGCGCTGCACCGCGCCTGAATTTAGGTTGCAGCAACCCAACCCATTGCGATGGGGTAGGCCACTACTCAGGGGTTATCGCCGGGCTTCGCCGCCGAGCGCTGTTGTTAGGTTATTAAGAAGGACGGTCAGCTCGCCGGTCATCAGGATGAAGTCGGCGTCAAAGCGTGCAGCAGCATCCTCCCGATCTATATCGTCGTTGTGATCGCGCAGCTCGTCGGCGAACCTGAGGCGCTTAATCGCAGCGTCATCGCTCAGAACAAAATCGACGCGCTGCTGCCAGTCCAGCGCCAGTCTGGTTACCAGCTTACCAGCGTCAAGATGAGTGGTGATTTCGTCGCTGGAAAGCTCCTGCTTTTTGAAGCGACCAATACCGCCATCTTCCAGGATAGCTTTGAGCTCTGCTTCATCGCCCAGCGCGAAACCCTGAGGCGCAGATCCAGAGCGCACCCATTCGGTCATGGTCAGCTCTATCGGGGTTTCCATCGTCATTGGTACTACTGGCAGGGAGCCGAGGGTTTTGCGCAGCAGCGCGAGGGCGTCTTCTGCGCGCCGGGCGCTGGAGGAATCAACCAGCACCAGGGCTTCATTCAGATTTACCCAGATGCGGATCATGCTATTACGGGTGAACGCCCGAGGCAGCAGGGAGTGGATAACCTCATCACGCAGCGAGTCTTTTTCGGTCTTCTTAAGCTTACGGCCTTGCTGGGCTTCCAGTTTGGCTACCTTTTTGCCCAGCTCCTCGGTGATCACTGGCTTCGGTAAGATTTTCTCTTCGCGACGGATTACCAGAAGAAGTTGGCCGCCGGTGAGGTGGAACAGCTGATCCGATAGCGTGCCCATCGGCGGTACCCAGCCAGACTTGGCGAAGTCCTGGCTACCGCAGGGTGTGAAGCGGAACGCCTCCAGCTGCTGCGCCAGATTTGCGGTCCCATTGCCGTCGACGATGATCACATCGCGGTTGAGGCGGTAGGCCAGCAAGTTTTTGAAGAACAGGTTATTCATTAGGTTGTCCTCTGAGCGCCCCTGCACAGGCGCTACTGGTTAGTTTCTCCACACAACACAAAAGAGCACCTGCGGCTGCAACCGCCCGGATGGATTGGGGAATGAGCCCGTCATCCGGTGATGCTCTTGTGTGTTGCGTAAAAAAGGGGCGGTACCAGCGACTTCAATGGATAACTCTGGTACCGCCAAACAACTACACAACTGTCTGGTTTTATGAGGTTGTGGGCCAGGCGCTTGTCTTCTGGTTGCCGTCGGCGCGGCTGCAATTCACCACAACGGAGAGAGCACTGCCGCCACCCCTTGCGGGATAACCCGTCTGTCTGCCTGGCGGTAGGGCGTTTCCTGGCATCTTCAGCGCTCTTTCCTGTTGTGAGCGAATCATCCGGTCATTCATACGCCACCGGCGGCTACTTCGTGGGCGTCCTGCCTGTTCGCTGTTGATGGGCTAACTATAGCTACTTTAAGTAGAGAAAATCAACAACAAAAAGTAGAGGGTGGGTGTTTGAAATTACATTTTTAATGAAGTTACTGATTTTTAGGCATAAAAAAACCGGCATAAGCCGGTTGGTTCGGTAATGGAAAATTTATCCGAATTCAAGCATTTTTAAAGGTAAGCATCTGATTAATTTACCAAAAAAGTAAAGTTCATTCATTTCATGTTCTTCAATAAAGAATGGTGGATATCGCTCATTATCGGATAAGACAGCTAATCTGCGACCCTTTACTCTTTGTAGACGCTTAACGAAAGTAGAATCTTCAAAATTGAAGACATAGACACCATCACCATTGAAATGCTCAATTCTTCTGTCTATGAACAACAAATCTTTAGGGCATAAAGTAGGCATCATGCTGTCCCCGTCCACATTTATCAGCTCAATGCCATCCAGACTTCTTCTTCCGAAAAGCTCAAAAATTCTTTCTTCAGGTATTTCAATTGAGCTGATTATGGTAGGGAATGGCTGGTTTATGTACCCGTTTCCAGCAGAAGCGTGAACATCAAGTTGTTGAATGCGGACTGTACCTCTGGGCACTTCATCGCCTCCATTAACAGGTACTCCATAGTCCAAGTATGCAGGGGAAACTGACAACCTTTCAGCAATCCTTATCATCTTCTCGTCTCGAGGCTTGGCCGTGCCCAAGGTGTATCGTCGCGCCATCTCATAAGAGACGCCACTGAATTCTGATAACTCCTTTACTCCAAGTGAATGCTTTTGGAGCGACCTGTTAAGCCTTTCGGCAAAGTCTTTGTATTTAGATTCTTCCACCATAAGTAGAAGATTAAATGCGCTAGGTATAGTTGTCATTTCTATTTTAAGTTGCGATTATACACTACTATAAGTAGTATGAGTTCATCCCAGCTAACTTAGGAGTGAGCATGTCAAAGAAGCATAAGAACGTAACTGACCAAGCTGTTCGTTGTGTAGGTTCCATCTCAGAAGTTTCACGCCGGTTTGGTTTCCAGTCTGTTCAATCAGTTGCGAACTGGATTACGAAAAATCGTGTTCCTTCAGAGCGCGTAATTCAACTCTGTAAATGGGGGAAGTGGTCCGTGACACCCCATCAACTTAGGCCAGATATTTATCCCAACAGTAACGATGGTTTGCCGAATACAGACCAAGAATAGTCAACAAAAAGTAGGTTCATAACTACCAAAGGAAAATCAACATGGTAGAGCACAGTTTGAAAGAAGTGGTAAAGGCGATGTGTAAAGCCTATCCCGGCGGGCGCGAAGCAATGGCTGGTGCTTTAGGGATGACGATTACTCGCTTCAACAACAATTTGTACGAAAAGAACGGTTGCCGCTTCTTCGAGGTTAGTGAGCTTGAAGCGATTGAAGATATTTCCGGGACTGATTGCCTGGCTGATTACTTCGCCCGGCGCCGCGGTGCGTTGCTGGTGGAGAAGCCGAAATTTGACGAACTGGATCGTGTTGACCTTTTCAGCCGCGCAATGCGTACAGCAGCTGCTCGCGGGCAAGTGGATCAGATAATCGAAAAGGCGCTGGAAGATGGGGTCATTGAACAACATGAAGCTGAAGAAATTATCGAACATCACCGCCGTCACCTGGCTGCGCGTGAAGAAGAAATTGGCGCGATCATCGCGTTATTCAGCCGCAAAAAGAAGTGATGCCCGCGAGTGTGCAGCTCCGGGCATCGTGGCGTGTCGTAATCAGTGGAGAACTAACGCGTGAACAGTTTAAACCGATACAGGCCAGCTAAGCAATTCCGTTGCAAGCCTTTGAAAGGGCGAGCTGCACCGTTCGGCTATGTAGAAATAGTACATAGCGCTGACGGAACCCACAACTACGCGCCGGCAAGCGAAATGGTAGGCGCATTTGCTGAAATGAACGCAAAGGGGCGGAAAGAGTGGCTGAAGTTAACCGCTGGTTCAAAGACCACTACGGCGTGCCAGTCAGGGTTATCCGCTGGGAGCCAGAAAGCCGCCGCGTTATCTATTTGCGTGAAGACTACGAGCATGGCGAATGCTTCAGTCCACTCAACCAGTTTAAGCGCAAGTTCAGGGAAATAGAGGGCGATCATGAGCACTAAATTAAGCAGCTATGTGTGGGACGGCTGCGCGGCGTCGGGCATGAAGTTATCCAGTGTGGCCATCATGGCTCGCCTGGCCGATTTCAGCAGCGACGAGGGCGTGTGCTGGCCTTCGATAGAAACCATTGCGCGTCAGCTCGGCGCAGGGCCAAGCACTGTCCGTACGGCGATCGCGAAGCTGGAGAAAGACGGCTGGCTTTCACGTACTCAGCGCCGCCAGGGTAACCGTAACGCATCCAATATTTACCAGCTCAATGTGGCGAAGCTTCAGGCGGCTGCATTGTCTCACCTGTCAGATTCTGACCCGTCAAAATCTGACGCATCAAAATCTGACCCGTCAAAATTTGAGGCATCAGAATCCGGCAAAAACGGCGGTTTTGACCCGTCAGATTCTGGCGGGGATCCGTCAGTAAATTCAAAACATGATCCATCAGATAAAAAACCTTCTTGTCCGGTTGCTGCGCAACCCGACCCGGAAGTGGTGATTACCGACCAGGCGATTGAGGTTTTAACGCACCTGAACCAGGTCAGCGGGTCACGGTACCAGAAATCCAGAACCTCACTGGAAAACATCCGCGCCCGGCTGCGAGACGGGTACAGCGTCAGCGATCTGAAACTGGTCATCGACCTGAAGCATGAGCACTGGCACGGCAATGATGAGCAGTACCAGTACATGCGTCCCGAAACCCTGTTCGGCCCGAAAAAGTTCGAAGGTTACCTGCAAAGCGCCTCGCGCTGGGATGCCAAGGGCCGCCCGCTGCGTGAAACATGGGATACCAGCCGACCACGCGACATCAACGCAATCGGGCAGGTCGATAAAAACATTCCAGAGGGGTTCCGGGGATGAGTATCGCATCTGAAGTTCTGCAGTTCGTGATCGATAACCCTGGCTGCACTTACCGCCAGGTTGCCGACGCCATACCTGGTCTGAACGTCAGCACCGTAAACCGCTGCCTGAGCCGGTTTTTTGCTGATGGCAGACTGGCGCGCGAACTGCGCGGCTCGGCCCTTGCGTATTACCCGATTGGGGAAGTGGAGCCAGCAGCGCTCTCAGAAGAAAACCTCCGAACACTGACCGGGCTGGAAAACCGCGCGCAGCAGCTGGAGGCGAAAGGGCTATATTTCCGCGCTGCTTCTGTCTGGCTCAACGCTTTTGATATGGCGATCAGCAATACGGATCGGAGCCGTTATATCTCACGCCGTGCTGCCTGTCTTCGATATGCGGGAAATTTCAAAGCCCCGGAAGGGCGCTGCTATCTCGCTGGCCGTTATGTAGGGGAAGAGTAATGCCAAATAAATACTGCCGTGAACTTGCCGAACTGCGTAGCCAGCCGGCACATGAGCTGAAGGAAGTCGGCGATCAGTGGCGTACACCTGAAAACATCTTCTGGGGTATCAATGCAATGTTTGGTCCGCTGGTGCTTGACCTGTTTACTGACGGAGAGAACAGCAAATGCGAAGCGTATTACACCGCTGAGGATAACGCGCTGACGCAGGACTGGTCTGAGCGCCTGGAGGAACTCAACGGCGCCGCGTTCGGCAATCCGCCCTATAGCCGCGCCAGCCAGCATGAAGAGCAGTACATCACCGGTATGCGTTACATCATGCAGCACGCCAGCGCGATGCGCGAAAAAGGTGGCCGCTATGTTTTCCTGATCAAGGCCGCAACCAGTGAGGTGTGGTGGCCGGAGGATGCGGATCATATCGCGTTTATCCGTGGGCGTATTGGTTTCGATCTGCCTACGTGGTTTGTACCGAAGGATGAAAAGCAGGTGCCTACCGGCGCGTTCTTCGCTGGTGCAGTTGCTGTATTCGACAAGAGCTGGCGCGGCCCGGCGATGAGCTATATCAGCCGTAAGGCTCTGGAAGCGCGCGGCGATGCATTCCTGGCGCAGATCCGCCGTGAAGCTGAGCGGCTCGCCGGGTTATTAGCACCACAAAAAGAACCGCAAAATATTCCTGAAATTATTCCCGAGACCACAATGCAGGTTGAGGAGCCCGCGCAGCCAATTGATGAGCCAGAAATCCCGCTGACCAAAAGTGACATCATTGAGAAAAGTGGCTTTAACTTCTGGGCGTGCGCATGCGCCGCGTTCGGCGACAAAGAAGAATATACGTTCTCAGAATCCCGCTTCGCGCATACCTGGGCAGCTGATTCAGTGGCGCATCCTGAATTTATCGTCGTTCCGACGGAAACAGTCGACAAAGCAATGGCGTTGATTAAAGAGAATGCCGATCAGCAACAAGTTATCGCCTGGCTGGATCAGCAAAGCTTTGAACATGACGGCATCCGTAATGACATGCAGGACCGGCTTTTGATACTGGCATCAGAGGTTATTGCCGAATATGGTCTTTCCGCAGCGGATGTTACTGAGGCCCTGGAATCCATTCCCAGCCATCACTGGCACAATATTCGCTCCCTGCGGATCCGCTTTCGGATACTGATGGAAGCGCGAAAAGCGGAGGCATCAGCATGCTGAAACTGACAGCGCGGCAACAGGAAGTATTAGATCTGATTACTGATTACATCGCTGATCACAAATTCCCGCCAACGATTTACGAATTGTCAGGCCTGATGGGCTGCCGTTCTCCGAACGCGGCTAATGACCACCTTCGGGCGCTACAGCGTAAAGGCGCGATCACCATTACGCCGGGCGTTTCCCGAGGCATCACAATCACCGGGCAGAGTGTAGAGGATGAGGCAATCACCCTGATCCGCGCGCTCCTTAATGGCGACGACCAGGCGCGAGAGAACGCGATCGCCTTTCTCGAAATGCGTGGGGTCGGACTATGAAACTGACCCTGCCATTTCCGCCGAGCGTAAACACTTACTGGCGCGCCCCGAACAGGGGGCCGCTGGCTGGTCGCCACCTTATCAGCGCTGCCGGGCGTAAATACCAGAGTGACGCCTGTGCTGCCATCATCGAGCAGCTGCGCCGCCTGCCGAAGCCGTCCACCACGCCAGCAGCAGTCGAAATTGTTCTTTTCCCACCGGATCAGCGCCGCCGTGATCTGGACAACTACAACAAAGCGCTGTTTGACGCGCTGACGCATGCAGGTGTCTGGGAGGACGACAGCCAGGTAAAACGCATGCTGGTGGAGTGGGGGCCAGTGGTACCGAAGGGCAAGGTAGAGATTGCCATCACGCCATTCAGTCAGGAGGTGGATATATGTCCAGCTGTGGGTTGAAAGAAGAGCGATATGGCAGTAATGTCAAAAAGTGCAAGCGAAGCGGGCGTGCAGGCCTCTCGCAATACAATCAGTGGAGACTATATGACTAACCAGGTTATGGGCTTTGCTACGCCCAAAGATAGCGTTATTGCTGTATCCGCAAATCAGTCGAACATTTCCGTTCCGGCTATCACCTACCGTAACCAGCGAGTAATTACCACCGAGCATCTGGCGCTTGGCTATGGCACTTTACCGATCAGAATTCAGCAGAATCATATTCGCAACGAGAGTCGTTTCATTGAAGGCAAGCACTACTTCCGCGTTACGGGCGACGAGTTAAAATCGTTCCGACTATCTTTTAGCGAGTCGGTTAATAAACATACATCCGTTCTCATTCTGTGGACTGAACGGGGGGCCTCCCGCCATGCAAAAATGCTTGAGACCGATCAGGCGTGGGATTTTTACGAGGAGCTGGAGGAGCATTATTTCCGGAAGCGTGAACCGCAGGGCGTTCCGGTAATCCCCAACTTTTCCGATCCAGCGCAGGCCGCCCGCGCCTGGGCTGATGAGTTTGAGGCACGGCAGCGCGCCGAAGCTGTTACCCACCAACAGGCCGAATACATCGACCAACTCGAAAATCTGTTTATTGATGGCCTCACGCCTGTTCAGTTCTGCAAGCGCCTGAATGGCGTCAACACCTCCAAAGTTAATGCATGGCTGAAGTCAGCTAACTGGCTGTACGATGACAATCCCGACGGCAAAACCGCTCACTGGCGTGTGCGATCCTATGCCCGTGATAAATACCTCACAGAGAAAACAAGCAAGATCATGCCAAATGAATCGGTAAGCTTCACAAGCTATCAACCGATACTCCTTCGTTCTGGCGCCGTATGGCTTTACCGGAAATATCTTCAGGGATGCTTGCCCATGAAACAAACATGGAACGGTGAGTTCACCCACGATAAAGCCCTGGCGGCAGGCGGCGATCATGAGTAACCAGCGTAAAGTGAATCTTTTTGGTTGCTCATCGGTTCACAAAGCACCTCGCAAAAAATCAGGTGCCATGAACGCCCTGAGCGTTGAGCAGTTTTTGGACCTTGATGAAGTTAAGCAGCATGTTTTATCGCATCCTGATTCTGTAACCCGCCGGGATGGAGAGGTTATTATTTCGCGTGATCTGGCACTTCGTTATCTCCACTTATGCGGAAATAAACGCCTGAAAAAGGAGTTCCGTAAAGCAGTCGGGAGCGTGGCATGAGGGCGCTGCTTAATCCTGTGGTTGTACGTGAGTTGGGTGTGGTTATGTTCCGACCAGGGCAGGATCTGCTACCGCACTTCTGTCGCGGTCGCATTCTGCTGGAGAACGAACCGGATCGCCTGGCTGATCTGCCAACTGGTGAAATCCCGGCGGCACGCCAGCCACTGGCGGAAGATCCGGTTATGCAGCCGGTCTTTGAGCACACCGAGGTGATACAGCGTGCCGGTGGCCTGTCCACCCTCGAAGCCTGGCTGCTACGAAAATCCGGTTGCCAGTATCCGCATGCTGAATATCACCATCACGAACTGGTAACTATGCGCCATGAGCCCGGCGCTCTGCGGCTGTGCTGGTCCTGCGACAACAAAGTGCGGGAGCATTTTACTGACGAACTGGCAGGCATTGCGCGGGCAAACCTGGTAGCCTGGGTATTGTCGGTGGTTCGACGCGGGCTGGGGTTCGATGATTCCCACGCAGTGACACTGCCGGAGCTGTGCTGGTGGCTGACATTCAACAAGCTGGCGCACGTGATCCCGGAGTCGGTCGCGCGCCAGGCGATGCGCATGCCGCCGCAGGTTATCCAGTCGGTAACCCGTGAATCGGACATCATGCCATCGGTACCGGCCACCAGCATGGTGGAGGAAGCAGTAAAGCAGGTGCTGGCGCTTAAGGTAGATCCGGAGACGCCGGAGTCGTTCATGTTGCGACCGAAACGCCGCCGCTGGCAGAACGAGAAGTACACCCGCTGGGTGAAATCGCAGCCGTGCGCGTGCTGCGGCAAAACAGCAGACGATCCCCACCACCTGATCGGATACGGTCAGGGAGGAATGGGGACCAAATCCCATGATCTTTTCGTGTTGCCTATGTGCAGAACGCACCACGATGAACTTCATGCGGATGTAGGGGCATTTGAAGCCAAATACGGCACGCAGCCAGAGCTGCTGCTGAAGACATTAGACCGGGCGCTGGCCATTGGCGCGCTGGCGTAATTAGTGGAGAGATTTATGCGCGATATGTACGAATTAATGGATCGTTGGGGAGCATGGGCGGCATCAGACAATAGCGGGGTGGACTGGCAGCCAATCGCTGCTGGATTCAAGGGACTTATACCTCATGGAAAGAAGTCGCGTCTTCAATGCGATGATGACAAGGGAATCATGATAGATGGTTGTGTGGCACGACTCAGAAAGTACAAGCCCGAGGAATATGAACTCGTTATCGCTCATTTTGTGCTGGGCATTTCATTGCGTATGATAGCAAAGAAAAGAAAATGTTCTGATGGTACAATAAGAAAGGAATTACAAACAGCTCTTGGGTTTATTGATGGGTGCCTTGCAATGATTGGGTAAAATAAGTCAACAGCCGAATAACCGGGCCTCGCTCGGTTATTCTTGTGCTTCTTGCTGGGCCTGAGCATTCGAAATAGCATTTATCTTCCCTGTAATATTTTCAAGGATTTTAATGTCTAGATCTATCAAGCATTGATTATAATGCGCTCTTTGTTCATCACTTAAATCATTATTTTCTAGACATTTTTGTATGTGTTTTTTCGCCGATTTAATCTCGTTTTTAACACGTACGTCATTTATTGACGGAATGCCAATAAAGGCGATCCCCAAAATTATTAGATGTGAAATGGCAACTGCTGCACCTGGAGTAAGCGGTTGTACAAAAGATAACTGAGGTAAAAACCCAATAACTTGAGTAAGACCAGAAGTGATCATCGTCGTGAACCAGGCTTGCATTGCAAGATATGATTTACCATTGATCATCTACTTGCTGGTCCTCGTCGCAGCGTTTGATTTCATCTCTCGTAACAACAAGGCGAGTCGTTCAGCATCGCTGCTATTATTAACCTTAACCTTTTTATAAGATGATTTGCCATTTTTATCGGTGTAGCTCAACTCAATGAAAGAGTTTGGACGCAGCCATACCAAAATCCTAAGCATGGCGTACCTTGCCGTCAGAGCGACAGCAAGGAATACTGTTATGTAGAACATAATACTTAGGATTGTCATAAGCTTAAACCAATTTTCTGTCTGCAGCAGCCCTGTGGCGTATTACACGAGTGATACTATAGCGTGGTTTGGATAACTCGCCATTGGTTTCTTTAGTGGTTTCGGTAAGTTCGACCACAAATAGATCATCTTTACAAAAAGCTGCTTGGTTATGCTCAATTCGCTCGAGGAACGCCTCATCCTTCATTGATGCGCTAACTTCTTCACCGCCAGGAAGGATAATGTCCCAACTCTTGCCTTGCTTGAAACGAACGTTCGAAAAATGCACATTCACTTCATGAGTTGCAACGTGTGTTTTTTCAACAAAAGTAGTTTTAGCTAGTTTAAAACTGCTTGACTCTTGTTGTGTAACTTTGACAACTTTCTTGGCACCGGAAGAAACAGCAAAAGTTGCAGGTTTTTCGGTCTGAAGAGGCTTAAAAATTAACTTGTCTAATTCTTTACGAATTATGGGGCTGGTCACTAACTTTTGAATGTCGTTACTACATTCAATGGTTTCATCATCAACTTTAATTTCTGCTATATCTTTTTGTTCATCAACAACAATTGAGCCAATCTTTCTTCCTTTCAGCCATTCGATAATGCCTAGAACTCCGCCAGTGGCAGCGCCCGCACCCGCTGCAAGGCCTAAGGCGCTTAAAGTATTAAGGCTTCCCATTACTGCTACAAGAAGTGTAAATGAGCCTTCCTTGGTAGCTCTGATGTTAACTTTTGGTTCTGAGGTTTCACCATTTATAATTTTTTCTGCGTGTTCAATTAGCGCGCTTAAGGATGTTAAAGCTTCGCCTAATGTTTTTGCATCAATCTGATTATCTGCGTATGCCTCACCACCATAAGCGATTTCGATTTCAGTTACAGGCAAGTTATCGTTTTGCTGTGTCATCATTAAGCATCCCATGCATAAGAAAATTGCTACAGCATACAGATAACTTTAAAAAAATCACTAACGCGTACGCAAAACTGGTCGTAACCTGTTAAGAGTGGTTACTTCGCCACGGACTTAAAACGATTCCTAAACCTCGCCATGACGGGGTTTGTCATTTCTAAAGGCTGCCACCGAGCAGCCTTTTTTATTTCCCCTCATTCCTGAGAGGACTCATCACTAACGAGGGGGCGTAATGTCCGAACCTTTTTCCGGTACCGCAGCCGCCGGTAGCGCGCTGACCGGCGCGAGCATTTATGGACTGCTTACCGGCACTGATTACGGCGTGGTGTTCGGCGCGTTTGCCGGGGCTGTTTTCTATGTGGCCACCGCTGCCGACCTGACGATTTTTCGCCGTTCCGCGTATTTCGTCGTGTCGTATTTTGCTGGCGTCTATGGCTCCGGGCTGGTGGGTTCGTGGCTGGCAAAAATGACGGGCTACGCAGATAAGCCACTGGATGCGCTCGGTGCGGTGATCCTGTCTGCCGTGGCCATCAAGACGCTGACGTTTTTCAGTGAACAGGACCCGCTAAAGCTGCTCGCACGCTGGAGATGGGGAGCCAATGGTAACTAACGATCCGCTGGTGCTGACCAATGTGGTGGCGTGTGCCGCTATTGTTCTGCGCCTGATGATGTTCCGTAAGCCTGGCGGGCGACATAACCCGTGGGCGTCGTGGCTGGCCTACCTGATAATTCTGGCGTATGCATCGGTGCCGTTCCGGTACCTGTTTGACTCCTACCTGCATACC